TCAGGCACGTGGTCGGCTCCACGGATCGTCAGGCGGCGGATCGCGGGCCGGTTCAGGGCCATTACGTGGCAACTTTTCAAACGCTGCGTCAACCTCCAAGCGATCCCATCGCACCGCGCCACGCAACTTGCGGGCAGCCGGAAGCGCCCCGGCCTTCACCAGATCATCGAACAAGGTCGCGCCGATTCCGAGATAGGCCGCTGCCTCGTCTCGGGTCAGCCCTCGCGGTGCAAGCGTCGGCGGAAGCAATACCGGGTCCCGCTTCATCGACCCTGCTCCCGCCTAGCCAACTCTGCACGAATGGCCTCAGCTTCGGCTTGATGCTCGGCTGTATCGGATTGCAGGAGTTCCATAGCAATCTTCACGCCGCGTTGGAGTTCATCCTGTGTGAGGTCAGGCCACCGGCGCACAGTTTCGGCCTGCATCTCAGTGGCGCTCATGCCTTGCGCTTCATGAAGGAATTGCGCCAACTCAACGGCTCTATCGGGGTTGTTCATCGCCCTGCCCTCGCGCTGAACCAGATCCACAACGCGCAGATCGACAGGCTGACGATGGAGCCGAGAAGCATTTGCTCGACTGGACGCATCGGCAACCGCGCCGGTGCGTCTTCCTTGATTTCAGGCGCGACCAGATCGGCAACGAGGCCAGCACCGCGCATGATCAGGATGGCGATGGAATAGCGGAGCGGCTTCATTCGACACCGCCTTTCGCCAGGGCCTTTTCCACATGGATTGCAACATCGACGGCTAGCACTGCGCAAAGTTCCAAGGTGTGCTTTACGTCTTGCAACCCGCGCTCTTGGTGCGCTTCGTCATAATCGGAGAGGCCATCCAGTGCGATAGCGCAGACCGAGAATAGCGAAGACAGATTTGAAACGGCATAAACGGGGTCTGTGTAGTGGCCCTGTCCAAAGCGGTTTTTGGTTTCCTTGGGAGCGGTCATTGGGCACCGCCTTTTGCGTTCAGGTGCTTTACGATGTCGCTAACGCGGTTCGCTATCCCGTTGACGTGTTCCCTTACTTCCAAGAGATAGCCTTCGGAGTCCGTGTCGTTGCCGAGAGCAAGCCAGACCACTCGAAGTTCGTCCCTGACTTGGGCGAGTTCATCTATGGGATTGTCAAATACGGTGCTGGCCAACTTCATTTCGCACCGCCTTCGCCCAGGAGCGAGCGGAGGAACCGGTCAAGGGTCGGGCCTTCGCTGCTGAAGCAGTTGCGCAGCGTGTCGTTCGGCCCTGCCTTATCGAGAAAGAACTGACCCTTCAGCCGAACGTCTTCGATGGTCTGGCAAGGATAGCTGATGACGGCGTGTTCGGTCGCCTCGTAAACATCCCATTCCGGGCCTTCACCGTCGCCACCTCCTTCAATCGCCGCGTCGTAGGCCCGCTTCGCTTCTAAGAACGCGTCGATTGCCGCCTGAAGTTTGGTTGATGCTGAAGGTTCTGCCGGCGTCAGCGCTTCAATAAGCTTGATTTTCTCAATGCTGTCCCACTCAAGGAAAGAGCGGCAGGACGCCATGTAGATCGCTTTCTCCCGAGTTTCTTGGAGTGTTGCCGGTCGATGATTGAACAGAGCGTCATGGGCAGCGTCCATCAGGTCGCCAGCGGCTAAGGCTGCGGGCGTGTCCCATTCCTCATCGCTAGTATCGCACCATGCTTTGAATGCGATGCGATGCTGGGCGATCAAGGTGCAGGTGTCGATGGGAGCGCTCATTTCGCACCCCCGATCTTGGCAAGTTCCTTCTTCAGTCCGGTGACTGCGTACTCTGGATCACAGAGGCCGTCCGTGTACTGTTCCGCGACAAAGAAGAACTTTCTCTGCCTGTCGTTATCGCTGGTCGGGATGCGTGTAGTTGCCTCCCTTCTGACGCGCTCCATAATGTCAGAAAAGAAATCTGCGAGTTCTCCCATCAACGTGCCGTGAGCAGGCGCGTTGTCCTTGTCGGTATTGAAACGGGGCTGGCAGCACATCGCGTTCACGACTTCATGGACAGTAGTTATCGCGTCATAGACGCTATAGAGGCCATCCATAGTCAGATGGCGCACGTCGAAAGCCGGGGCATCGGCTGGTGCGATCTTCGCCCTGTTGGCGCGCGCCTTGGCGTTCTCATTGTCGATGCATTCGCCAATAGCCGTGTCCAGTCGTTCGGCTTCGTCGCGGGCAAGGATGATGAGGTGGTTGACCCGGTTCGCTGCGTCGGTAGCGCCGGGCTTCTCGGAAGTGTAGTCCAGATCGCAGGAGGCTTCGTAGAGCATATAGAGCAAGCTATGCAGCCCGCCGCTTTGCGTCTGAACGTCGCTGAGGGTGAGTTTGCTCATGCTGCACCGCCTTCCGGCATCAGCGAGGCAACAAGCGCATCTTGCTCGGCTTCGGTCAGCATCGTGCCGTCTGTGTACTCGGCAAGGAACTTTGCCCTACGCCGCTGATCGAATTTGGTAACGGCGCGATAGCCGATAATGCGCAACGCGGCACCGGTCATTGACTTCAGGTCTTCGCCCACGTCTTCGACGGTGGCGTTGTCGTCATGCTTGTTAATCCGGTCGCGGGCTGCTTCGTAGACGACAAGCATTTTCGTAAGGGTGCCGTCGCCGCGCTCTTTATCATCGGCGTTTAGCAACGCTTTGACCTGATCAAGCTGCTCTTGGACGCTGATGCAGCCCCAAGCGATAGCATTACCAGCTTCGCCGGTGACGTTCGACGCCTCTGCGGCCATGTTGATCAACTCAACCTGGCTCCAGGCCCGGTTAAGAATGTCGAGTGCGGTGAAAATATCAGGCAAAGCTCTAGCGGTCGCCCGCGTGGCGTCGTTCGTGTTCATGGGGATTTCTCCAAACTGGATCGGGGGAGCGCGGGCCAGCCGCGCCGTTGTTNTCAGGCAAAGCTCTAGCGGTCGCCCGCGTGGCGTCGTTCGTGTTCATGGGGATTTCTCCAAACTGGATCGGGGGAGCGCGGGCCAGCCGCGCCGTTGTTCGGTTAAGCNGGCGCGCCGAATTTCTCGGCCCATACCTCGTCAAGAATGGCCTTCGGGAACTGGTTGACGTAGCCGAACCGCGGATCGGGAATTTTCGATATGGGNATTCCCATTTCGCGGCAGCGCTTCGTNGCCCTGCGGCCAAGGTCTGCCGCTTCCTTCAGATCGATCGACACATGCTTNGCCCAGCGGGCATAGCCGACGCATGTGAAATGGTCGGTGGCCGTCTCGATCTGATCAAGGCGACGTTCNGTCGTTGCAATCCGCTTGGACTGCTCGACCTGTTCGGTTTCGAGCGCTGCTTGCTTGCGCTCGACCTCGACCATCATACGGGCTTGCTCGANAAGCATTTCTGCCGGCGTCATCGCCTTCGACGCTTCGACCGCGAAATACCGGTCGATCATTTCCCCCTGCACCTGCCACGCCCGGTCNTCGTTCATCGGCTTGGTGAGCTTGAGATAGCCGCGCCGGGTCAGAAGGGTGCCAGTGGGCGCGAACTTGGAAAAGACGCCTTCGGGAAGGTCGCGACGAATTTCGTCGGAACCTATTTCTACGAAATCTTCTCCTTCCACAAAGCGGGTCTTGTTCTCCCGAAAGTTTCGTCCTGCGGTTCCGCTTGACCGCTGGTGAACCTCGTCCACAATTGCGAACGTGACGACAGGCTCGTCTCGGCTCGGCTTTCGATGTGCCCTTTGCTCCGATCAACNACCTATTTCTACGAAATCTTCTCCTTCCACAAAGCGGGTCTTGTTCTCCCGAAAGTTTCGTCCTGCGGTTCCGCTTGACCGCTGGTGAACCTCGTCCACAATTGCGAACGTGACGACAGGCTCGTCTCGGTACGTGATTTTCTGGATATCGATGCCGCCAATTGAAATCGACGGCAGATTCCTATCTAATAGATGTATCACTTTGCACTCCATGCTGGTGATTACGGGGAGCCTCCTGGCAGAGGCTTTTCATTTCAGACGGCGATCACTCTGCCCTGGCAGGCTCGGTGGTCGCCGTTTTCGTTTGGGAAGAAAGACCCTCGCGGACTAGCTGCCTGATCACTTCGGACCGGCTGCGGATTTTGCGGGCAAAGCCCCACTCATCCATTTTAGCCAGTTCGTCGTCGGTGAATGTAGTCCCTATCCGGCGATGTTCTTGCTCTGGTCGCGCTTGCGGCTCATTCACTGCACTTCTCCTTTCGTTCTTGCACCGCTTTTGCAGTACGAATTGTTAGGGTTAACGGATGAACGCGTCAAGCGGTATTTGCACTCGCTGTGCATTACGTGTAAGAAATGTGCATAACGTTGAGGGTGCACATGGGAAAACGGCCATCCAAGAGCGAAACACTGACGATCCGTCTTGACCCAAAGACGCGGTTTATGCTCGATTTCGTCGCCCGCCTTCGGGGGCAGTCTATCACTACCGTGGTAGAACGAGCCATTTCCGACGCTGCCAACCGTGCCAATATTTCGACTGAGCTTGACTACGCCGGCAATACCCGGGAAATCCGAACATGGCGCGATTTCTGGAGCGTATATGAGGGGGAGCGGGCGCTTAAGATCGCGCAGGAAAGCGAACTCCATCCTACGTTCGAGGAAGAAAGACGCCTTGCGTTCGCGAAGCAATTTGACGACTTCTTTTTTACTAAGTCCGGGGACATACGGACGGGATATGTTGAAGTGCTCTGGCCTCGGATCGATGAGTTTGTCGAGATTTATGAGCAAACCAAGACCAGCAACTATTTTGCTGCCGGCGAAGCCATGAAAGCCGCCCTCACCTCTGCCCGCGTAGCTGCCCCTGACTGGCCGAAAAAAGTTCCTGCCAAAAGCCGCGATCTGGATGACGAGATTCCGTTCTGATGAGTAGACCACCGTCGCCGGCAAAGAGGTCGAAGAATAGACGGGTTTTCCAATAGCCCAGCTAACCCAGCATTGGCGGGACCGTAGCCGACCCACCATGTCAACCGGCGCAAAATTGCGCAGCTTGGTTTCAATGTCACACGCGGGCATCTGCNTCACCNTTCGTGATGGCATCAAGCAANAGCTGCACCTGNCGGATGCTGTCTGCCTCAAGGACGGTCTTCCCGCTTCCTGCCTCATAGCCGGTGATCCACGCCCGGCACTTCCCTAGCTGCTGGCGCAACCGAATCGCTCGACCTTATAGACCCGCTGCCGAAGTCGGATAGTTGAAACCTTCCGTTTCAGAAGGTTTAGAGACTTCCGTTTCGGGCTGGCTCAGGTCCGCCCCGCGCACCGGCTCATCGACCACTACAGTCCCGGCCACCTCGGCATAGGCGCGTTCAAACGTGCCATCCGGGTCAATGTCCTTGGCAAGCGCGGTGGGGTACGTCTCGGGCACCAGCACGACGACGAGGCTTGACCAGTCCGTCGAGTTGACTTCGGCCTTGGCCAGGATGGTTCCAACCGCCTCATGCACGTGCGCGAGGTCGAGCGCCTTGCCCGGAAGATCGTTGATTTCGGTGCCGTCTTTCAGGTTCACCGTGAGGTTGATGTGGAGGGTCAAATCAGTCACTCCCAAGAGGATCACTTGGGATAAGTTACACTCAACGAACCAACTGATGCAACCAAAATCGTTGCGCTGTGTGTAACTTGTTACGCACTGTGAGCTATGTGGCTGAAAAATCTAGCTGAAAGCAAGTTACTCTCAGCGACCCTATGCGGCCTCCACAAGCGCGCGTACCACGCTCTCGATTTGCTGGCGCTGCGCAGGATTTGCTCTTTCCCAAAGCGACCAGATTGCGCCTGGCGCTGTAGGGTCACGCATGATGAGGTCTGCCGGTTCGCATGAAAGTGCATCGGCCAACGCCTCCAAGGTATCCTGCGTGTAAGGCTGCTTGCCGCTCTCTATTCTGGACAGTGTAGCTTTTGAGATATCCAGCCTGTCTGCAAGCCGATCCATCGTCAGACCGCGATGATGTCGCCACTCCTTTATGAAGTGTCGCCGCCTCTGACTGTCCGTCTTTTGAAATCGTACCGACATGTCGCGCGCTCCATGAGTTCCATTAAATGCAACTTTACACGCGCCGGGGATAATTTTCGATAGCGTCTTGCGTAACTGGTTAATCTGGCCTTATGTTGCGCAAGATGAAACGAACGGTGATTTGCATGCATCCTCTCCGAGCATATCGCAAGGCGCGAAAACTGACGCTCGATGACGTAGTGAAGGAAACGAAGCTCTCGAAGGCGACCGTATCGCGCATTGAGCAACATAAGAACGCCCCTTCCGCCGATTCGCTGCGGCGTCTGTGCAAGTTCACAGGTGGTCTGCTCACCCCGAACGACTTCTTCGGAGTGGAGCGTCAGTCATGATTTTCCTCGTCGCCTCGCACACGCATGAGCGCGACCCGCGCGAGGGAGTTGCGGCATGAGCGGGATCGACGGCGAAATCTTCCTTCCCGGTTCCAAGCTTGGTAGGGGGGCCGGTGCCAGCCCGGTTAACAATATCCCGAAGGGAAAGAAAGTTAACCGGCATGCCCTTTCCCCTGCTCAACACCAAATCCTCAATATCCTGACCGCCTCCGGTCAGCCTATCGGCGGTAAGGTCGGGCACTTGCCCCGGACTGGCGACATTGTGGACGCCCTTGGCCTGCCACGCACGAAAGTCAGCTTTGCGTCGGTCAGCCGCTCGTTGGCCCGATTAGCCGCTGCCGGCCGGATCGTCGGGTACTCCACGTCAATGGCTACACGCGGCTTCGGGCGTCATTGGGGCATCAAGCAATGAGCTCGATAGATGACGCCATGAACGGCGAACAGGAGCGCGCATTCATCGAGTGGCGCGACCTACGGGCCAAGGCCATCGAAACAGGCGACAAGGCCGACGCACACGCAGCCGGAAAGGCGTTCGCCACATTCTTTTACACCTATGTCGCCAACACCTATCGGCCTTCCGCTCTGCCGGAGGCCGATAGCCAGTGAAGATCAAGCAGGAAATACCTGATGGGGCCTATGTTCCCGAGATTGAGCAGGACGTGCTTGGAACGCTTCTGTTCGGAGGCGACTTCCGCAAGATAGGTCATTTCCTGCGGGATGACCACTTCGTCCCCGACGTTCACCGCATCATCTTCCGGGCAATCCGGGCAGCGTTCGAACAGTACGGGTCAACGACCATGCCTATCGTCGCGCGTCTGATCCCCGACGATGCCAGTTTGCGGTTTAGTCAGGTCACGGACCGGTCGCCAATGGCTTACATGGCTGATCTGGCGGCAGCGACAGTTGCTGGGCCATCAGGCCTTGAGCGTGGAGCCAAGGCCGTCGTCGCGCAATGGGCACGGCTTAAGGCAGCCGAGATTGGTCGCCTGCTGCGAGACACTGCGCACGACGCCACATCAGATCCAAAGACCATCCTGCAAGGTGTCGCGGCCGACCTGGACCGAGTAGCCGCCGAACTCCGATCTGGCCCTACCCGCAAAACCCTGTCCACCCTGGACAGCGCCACAGAAGGTGCCCTTGATGACGTACGGGAGGCGATGGCTCGCGGCACCGGCCTGACAGGCCACACATGGGGTTTCACCGACATAAATCAGGCGACAGGCGGCATTCACCCCGGCGAGATGGTTGTGGTCGGCGCAAGGCCTTCGATGGGCAAGACTGCTTGGGCGCTTTCCGCTGCGCTTCGCACGTCCGCAACTGGCGTAGGGGTAGGATTCCTGTCGTTGGAGATGGGCGCAAAGAAACTTGCAATGCGCCGGCTCAGTGATGTGGCCTACGACTGGGGCGTCAAGATTCCTTACACCGACCTCATCAAAGGAACGGTTACGCCCGACGATCTGGATAGCATCATCAGGGTCAATCAGGACGCCGACAATCTACCTCTCTGGATCGAGGAACAATCCGGCCTGACCGTGACGGACATGCGGGTCAAGGCCGAGCGCATGGCCGAACTGGCGGCGAAACGCAACAACCCGCTAGGCGTCCTCATTGTTGACTACTTGCAACTGGTAAGGCCTTCGGGGCGGTACGCAGGCAACCGCGTCGGTGAGGTCAGCGAGATATCTTGGGCTTTGCGCGAAATGGGCCGCGAGTTCGGTCTTGGCGTGATAGCCCTTTCGCAGCTTTCACGACAGGTGGAGAGCCGGGACGACAAGCGCCCGCAACTGTCGGACCTTCGGGACAGCGGCTCCATTGAGCAGGATGCCGATATGGTCGCCTTCCTCTATCGGGAAGCGTACTACCTCGAAAAGGCCAAGGGGAAGGACAAGGACAAAGAGGACGAGCGCCTTAGCCGCCTGATCGATGTCCGAAACGACCTTGAATTCATCATCGCCAAGCAGCGCAACGGCCCCACCAAGACAGTCAAGCTCTTTGTGGATATCGCCTGTTCCGCGGTTAGAAATGCGGCGAGGTTCTGATGAAGTCGCCCCGCCGCCTTAAGGTTCGGAATTGGGAACAATTTCAGCACTATAAGGACCGCAATCCGCCGTGGATCAAGCTGCATTTTGCGCTTCTTGCTAGCGAGGATTGGGTGACGCTAGACGATGCTAGCAAGTTGCTAGCAGTTGTGTGCATGCTGGTCGCATCGAGGAATAACGGCTTTATTCCCGACAACCCCGCATACCTAAGGCGAGTGGCCTACCTTGGCAGGCTCCCAAATCTCAACCCGTTGATTGAATGTGGTTTTCTCGAAATTCTGCAAGCGGATGCTAGCACGCCGCAAGCAGATGCTAGCGCGTTGCAAGCGGATGCTAGACCAGAGACAGAGACAGATACAGAGAAGAAAGAATCTATGTCCGAACCGAGTTCGGACGATGAAGGAAGTTCGAGGAAGAAAAATACCTACTCGAAGGCCTTCGAAGCGTTCTGGTTGGGCTACCCACGAACCCCGAACATGTCGAAGCTCAAGGCGTTCGATGGGTGGAAGAAACTCACCGAAGCAGAGCGCAAGGCCTGCCATGATGCGGTACCGGCCTACCGGTCGTTTCTTGCCTCAAAGGCTGACCACCCTGTCATGCATGCGACGACCTTCATCAACGAACGCCGTTTCGAGGGCTTTGTGGAGATTGCCACATCGTCTCCGGCCAGAGCCGTTACCGACGACGATTGGCGCAAGCGCCTAGCGTTCGGTCGCGAGAAACACCTGTGGCACGTCGAGTCCTGGGGGCCATTCCCCGGCGCTGCTGACTGCCGCGTTCCCGAACAACTTCTGCAACCAAGCGACGGTCAAGGCTGGACCGTGTGGGAGGCATGACCTTGAGCACTAGAATTCTCATTCCCGCTCACAAGGCGATCATCTACTGGAACGATGTCCCGGCCGGGGGACTCGATGATGTGTTGGTCGCATCGGTGGACGATCCGAGCGCAGACCGAATGGGCGCGCGCTTCGACAACAGCAACGGAGCCATTCTCGATGATTGGCTGGTGGACCCCAAGTCTACCCCTGAAGCGGTTTTCGGAGAATTCATGGCAACTGAGCCGGTCACGTCTGCAACGCCTGAGTTCCTGACGGAAATCCGCACTGGATGGCTGCTTGAGTTTGCCAAGATCGATCGCTGTGACTGGGCACGGACCGAATTGTCAAAGCTGCCTGACGACGGCGACGAAGTGTCACCGCTTGCCACTGGCTTGCGTGATGTCTTCGGAGCATGGCTGGAGGATTACACCGGGAAGCTGCTGGAGCGACTTCACGACGTTCCTGGCAAGGACATGAATGAGTTTTTCCTACTCGTTCACGAAGAATATCAGGTTCTTGGCGATGCCTCGCCGCTGTGGATGAAATTCCTGATGGAACTCGTCACCGCCGAAAGTGATCGGCGCCAGCGAGAAGATGAGCGAGTGGAGCGGTTCGCGGCTCGTCATTGCATGTCCATCGAACGAGCCTCCCGGCTGTTCGAGAGGGTGAAGGGGCGGATATCATGACCCTTCGCCACATTTATCCGATCAACGTCAACGACCTGAAGCCGACCACCCCGGCGACCGGCGAACCGATCTTCGAAAGCGTTGATCCTTCAACGCTGTTCGTGGACGATCAGTACCAGCGCGACATTGGCGAACGCGGCATCCGCCAGATCAGGAAGATGATCGAGGGTTGGGACTGGACCAAGTTCCGCGCCCCGGTCTGCGCCTTCGAAACCGGTGATGACGGCAACGAGGTCCTGAAGGTCATCGACGGCCAGCACACTTGCATCGCTGCCGCCAGTCATCCGAACGTGCATCGCATTCCCGTCCAGATCGTGGAAGCGCCAGACCAGCAATCGCAGGCGTCCGCGTTCATCGGGCAGAATGTTGACCGCTTGGGTGTAACCAAACTCCAGCTTCATCAGGCCGCGCTAACGGCGGGTGACGAACACGCTCAGGACGTTCAGAACGTCTGCGAAAGGGCAAAGGTCAAAATTCTGCTGACGACGCCGCACCGCTACGAGGCGGGCGATACCGTCGCCATCTCCGCGATATCGGCACTGGTCAAAAAACATTCGGTCCTGAAGGCGCGGCAAATCCTTGAGGTGCTTTCCAACGCGGGGCTCGCGCCGATCAAAGACGCCCATATCAAGGCGACAGAACTGCTGATGACCGACGCGGAGTTCTGCGACCAATTCGAGCCCGAAGACCTCACCAAGGAAATCGAGACAGCGGGCATGCTGGCCGAGAATGAAGCCAAGGTGTTCGCGGCCACGCACAAGGTCCAATTCTGGAAAGCCCTCGCGTCAGTCTGGTTCAAGAAAACCCGGAAGAAGCGGAGGGCGGCTCCGTGAGCGACGACCTCTACAACCGCCAACGGGACCGCATTCACACTCTCGAAGAACGGGTGCGGCAACTAGAAGAAATCCTTGCGCCCTCGTCGGTCGATATCCCCGTTGAGTGGGGGCTGACCATAACCGAGAAGCGGGTTTATGCCTGCCTTGCCTCCCGCGCCATGGCGTCGAAAGCGATGATCTTCCAATCGCTCTACAGCGATCAGCTTGAAGAACCTGACCCAAGAATTATCGACGTGTTCGTTTGCAAGCTGAGGAAGAAACTCAAGCCGTTCGGCATCGCTATCGCGACCGTGCGTGGTGAGGGCTACGCACTATGAGCGACCTTGGCACCGTCTTCCCTCCCCGAGACGAATGGGACGTTGCGGCCTACGACCTTGATGAAGTGGTGGCCGGTTATCGTGACCACCGTCCCGACGATCCGCCACCGGGACCGAACCATTCGCCCGGATATCGTTGGGGATGGACCAATCGCCGAAAGGACATGACACACCAGCCTGACGGCTTCGAATTGGTCAGGGATGCGTACTTCCAACTGTCGAGGTTGCTACAATGATCGTCACGAAATCTCATCTGATCGGTCTTTGTATCCTTGGTGCAACGTACGTTGCGGGCTCCGGTAATGATGGCTGGGGCTGGCTGATCGTCCTTGCGGTGCTGCTGATATGACCATCGCAGAGCGTCAAGCACGAGAGGCCTACGACCGCGAACACCCGTGGCGTCATATCTCGACGTTTACCGAAGACATGTTCGGCATGATCTGCGAGTTGCGCCTTAGCTACGACCGCGAACACCCGTGGCGTCATATCTCGACGTTTACCGAAGACATGTTCGGCATGATCTGCGAGTTGCGCCTTAGCTATCAGGGCATGGCGACCGACCAAGGCCATCGCCGGTTCTTCCGCACCAACGATCGTTGGTACCAGATCGAACCTCCCGAAGAACTCTGGCGGTACGCGCCCATCATCGAGTGGCGACCAACGGGAACACGCCTTGCCGAGCATCGTCAACGGTCGGTCATCCGGCGGGCCGAATACGGCACGCACGAATATCGGGGAGGACGCCTCTACCGGAAACCCAAATCATACAAGCTCTACTGGAGGGCGGACGATTGAGGATCAAAGTGCCTAACTGCCTGGCTGTCTCGCTTCAGGATCGCCGCTGGTTCGTCGTGCGCGTCAAGGGCGGCATGGCGGACAGCATCTTTTCCGAACTGCGGGAAGCCGGCTACGATGTTTATCTGCCGCGCCACCGCTACGACAAACAGAACCGACGCCTGCGGGTGCTGACAGAGAGGTCAGCGCCGCTGATGCCGAATTATATTTTTCTCGTTCATCCCCGCCCCGGGGAGCCGGTGGACAACTGGTCTGAGGTCCGGGGCATAGATGGCGTTGTTGGCCCGCTCTCAGGTGCAGTTGGCCCGCTGCTGATCCCAGCGCCGGTGATCGAGGTCATGATGACAGCCGAGTTCGAAGGGCTCTACGACGATACGAAGACGGCAAAGCAGGTTCGTGGGGAAACTGAGCGAAGCAAGCTCGAACGCCGCTTCGAGACCGGCAGCCAGTTCAGGGTTACCGAAGGGCCTTTCGTCTCATTCCTGGCGGAAGTGGACAAGCTCACCCACGACGACCGGGTTCGTGCACTGGTGAGCATATTCGGTCGGATGGTGCCTGTTGAATTCGAGCCCGAGCAGCTTGTTCCAGAGCCGAAGAAGCCGAAGTCGAAAGTAGCCTGAGTGTGGATTTGTGCACAGCGGGCAGTATGCTGTTGTCGAATTGATGCAAATCACTTATATCTGCGCGCGGACGATTTGCTCGACTGATTGGGGGCCGAAAGGCAATGCCAGCGGAGCAGCCCCGGCTCAGGTATCCCAACCTTGAGCGCAATGGCGGCTCGTGTCCAGAATTCCGAATAGTGACCCATCGGCTGCGTGCAGTCGGTACCTTGCTCGAAACGGCAAGGGATAGGGCTGGGAGCAAAACCGGAACCGGCTGGGTTGATCGCCAGCACGAACGGCACAACGGCCAGCCTGTCCAAATTGATCCCGGTCGGATTTGTCGCCAGTGTGGCGGTCCCCGGCTGGGTTATCGCACGGTAGAGCAGCCCGGTAGCTCGCTTGGCTCATAACCAAGAGGTCGCACGTTCGAATCGTGCCTGTGCAACCAGTTTCCGCGAGAGCGGATCGAGATCAGGACGGCAAGGCTAAAGCGGCCTAATCATCCGCCCGAGCCAGAGCGGGAGAAAGTGCCGGCAGCCGTGGGACATGAGTGCCCAAGCCTGTGATGGGTACGGTGGGAGCCGGTGGAGCACTCAGGTGCCCTTAAAATGGTTCTGGCCCGTCCTGATATTCAACCGCCGTCACAAGACGGTGTAGCGAGGCAAACGTCAAAGGCCAGCCTCGGCAACGCGGATGGCGGTAAACCGTTGACACAAACCTAACCCGCCGCCTCGCATCCCATACAGGCTTCACGGCCCCCATTCAGCCAGCCGCCATTCAAACCCCGCCTCGATGATAGGGCCAAACACGTCGTCAGGAAGGGTGGCGCGGCCAGCCAAGCCCGCCGACTGAATGGATACGCAAGCCCACCGAGCCGCGTTGAGATGGATAGGGCGCAATGTGGACTTGCCCGTCTCTAGGTCTTCGTAGGTTCGCAGCGGTACGCCCATATGCGCGGCCATCGTCGCCTGTGTGGTCATGATGGCAAGGCGAAGCCGGTGAAGGTCGTTCTTCGGTTCAGTCATTGATTGGCAACCTCGCTTTGGCTATATTCGGGACCGGGTGAGGTTTGGACCCCCACCCGGCTCCGGTGTTACCGGCTGATTGAGAGTGTCAGTCTCCATCTGCCGATCCGGACTTGGAAGGTGAGCTTGATGCTCATGAGGACCTCCAGTCCAGTTGCCGAAGCGGGATTGCTTCGGTGATTTGTTATCCCACGAAAACCGTGGGAAGGCAATAGAAAGCCTCGCATAAAACCACGAAAACCGTGGATTAATTTTGAAGCCGCTTCGGGTCCAACCGGGCGGCTTTCGCTTAGGTCGAGTAAGCAGCCACCCATGCCCAGCCGACCACCAGTCCACCGCCCACCGGGCCAAGGTGACAGGAAGCAACAGCGCCGCGAGTACGACCAGCAACGCGACAAGCAGGAATGGCGCGGCTGGTACAAGACGTCCCGATGGCAGGCCAGACGGGAAGCGCAACTAGCCGCTGAACCATTGTGCGCCATCTGCCTGAAGCAGGGACGCATCACAGCCGCCACGGTAGCCGATCATCCTATCCCGCATCGTGGCGATTACGATCTGTTCTGGAACCAGCCGCTTCAATCGCTCTGCGACCAGCCGCCATGGCGATGCCACTCCAGCACCAAGCAGCGGGAAGAGAGCCGGGGCTGATATCGACCCCAATGGGGAGGGCGGGTCGAAAGTTGGGAGCCCAAGGGGGTCAGACCGGCTCGGGGCAAAACTTTCGCACCGTCAAAATGAAACCAAAAATGCAGGAGATGCGCCAATCTTCTCCATTTTCACGGTTTTGTCAATAGGATCAATAACTTATGGCCGGCAGAAAGAAGATACCTGACCACCTCAAAGTGGTGGCCGGAACGGATCGTCCCGACCGGATGAACCCGAATGCGCCCAAGGCGGCGGTCTCTCTGCCCGACGCGCCGGAATGGCTCTCGGCTCGGGCGGCGGAAATCTTCGAACAGCTTGTTTCGGTGATCAGTCCGATGGGGATTGGCTCATCTTCGGATGCCGCCATGCTGGCGCTGGCCGCGTCCCGGCTTGAAGAGGTCGAGATTTGCACGGCGCTTATCGAGGACGGCGGGCGGACCTTCGTCAGCAACGTCGCCTACGACGATGAAGGGCGCATCTTGAGTCAGCAGATCAAGGGCCACCCTGCCGTGGCGCAGCGAAGCGAGGCCATGCGCCATGCTCAATCACTCCTGGCTGAATTCGGCCTGTCGCCGGCGGCGCGGTCGAAGGTGTCGGTAAATACGCCAGATGAAGAAAACCCGTTCGCCGCGCTCGCCGGCTGAATTTCCGCACGTCGAGGCTGGCAACCGGTACGCAAAGGAGGTCGTTTCCGGGAAGATGCCGGCTTGCAAGTGGGTCGTGCTGGCCTGCAAGCGCCATCTTGACGATCTGGAATCGAGCAAGGGCCACAACTACCCCTATCGGTTCGATCCGAAGGAGGCAGAGAAGTGGTGCCGGTTTCTTGAGCTGCTGCCTCACACCAAGGGTGAGTGGGCGCGACGTGCGGAAAAACTCAAACTTGAGCCGTGGCAGTGCTTCAAGACCATCTGCATATTCGGGTGGTTGCGCAAGCAGGACGGATTGAGGCGGTTCCGCAAGGCGTTGATCCTCGAACCGCGCAAGAACGCAAAATCGACATGGGCGGCCGGCGTGGGTCTCGGCATGATGTCGATAGACGGCGATCACGGCGCCGAAGTGTATTCGGGCGCGACCACGGAAAAGCAGGCTTGGGAGGTGTTCAAGCCGGCTCGGCTCATGGCGTTGAAGACAGCGTCATTTCTCCAGCACTACGGTGTGACGGTCGGCGCGAAGAATATCCATCGTTTGGCAGATGGGTCGAAGTTCGAGCCACTGATTGGAGATCCAGGCGACGGTTCGTCACCGTCCTGCGCCATCGTCGACGAGTACCACGAACATGCGACTGACCGGATGGTCGACACGATGGAAACGGGTATGGGTGCCCGCGAGCAACCGTTGCTGCTCATCATCACCACCGCAGGTGACAACCTGTCAGGACCATGCTTTGCCGCGGTTCAGGATGCCGAAAAGGTTCTGGAAGGCATCGTCGAGAACGATGAACTCTTTGCGCTGATCTACACCGTCGACAAGGACGACAAGTGGGACAGCGAAATAGCGCTGCGGAAGGCAAATCCGAACTACGATGTCAGTGTGAAAGGGGAGTTCCTTCTAGCCAGGCAGAGGGACGCCAAGCAGAACCCCCGCAAGATCGGCATCTTCAAGACCAAGCACCTCAACATGTGGGTGCAGGCGCGTGATGCCTATTTCGACATCCAGAAGTGGCAGGCGAGCGTCAAGCCGGAATTGAAACTGGAAGACTTCAAGGGGCGGCGCGGCATTCTGGCGCTCGACCTGGCTTCGACCATCGACATAGCGGCAATGGAACTGACCTTCGAACATGAAGGCGGCTATGCCCGGTTCGGGAAATACTACCTGCCCGAGGCAACGATTGAGTTGCCGGAAAACCAGCATTATCGCGGCTGGCGCGACGCCCCGGAGAGATGGATCACGCAGACCGACGGCGACATGATCGACTACGTCACGATCCGCGACGACATCCTTGGCCTGCGTGATGCTGGCTTCATGTTCGATGAAATCGCCTTCGACCCCCATCAGGCTCACATGATGATGTCCGAGCTGCGGGACGAAGGGTTCAATACGATTGAGGTCCGCCCGCTGGTACTGAACTTCTCCCCGGCCATGAAGCAGATGGACGGGCTGATCCGGTCGCTGAAGATCGCCCACAACGGCGACCCGGTGTTTACGTGGATGCTGTCGAACGTGGTCGCCAAGGCCGATGCGAAGGACAACGTCTACCCCCGCAAGGACCGCGAGCAAAACAAGATCGACGGCCCGGTGGCGCACATGATGGCGCTGGCGCGCTGGTTGGCGGCGGAGCCTGATCACGATCTCGGCGAATATCTCAAGAATTGGGTAATGAGCGCATGAGCATCGTCGAGCGCATCAAGTCGGGCTTCGGCCTGTTCGAACGTCGATCTGTCAAGCTGACGGCCCCTTCCGACAAGTGGGGCTGGGGCCTCGACAATCACGCCGGCAAGGTGGTGAATGCCGAAACCACGCTGAATTTGTCGACGGCATGGCGCTGCGTACGCCTAAAGCAAGGTGTGGTCGGCGCGCTTCCGATCAACGTGCATGAGCGCACCGAAGACGGATCGATGCCGGTCAAGAACCACTGGCTTTACGAGCTGGTGCACGAAAGCCCGAACGCGGAGCAGACGCCGGCCGAATTTTGGGGCTCGATGATCGCGGCGCGCGACCTGTGGGGCAATGCCTACGCGGAAAAGCAGCGTGTCGGTGATAGGATCGTGGCCTTGCGGTTCCTTCGTCCTGACCGGATGAGCGTTTCGCGTAGGAACGGTAAGCGCCTCTACCGCTTCAGCGACACCGACGGAACCAAGGAATATTCGGATCAAGAGATTTTCCATATCCGAGGTCTTACGCTCGGCGGAGACACCGGTTTGTCGGCCGTCGGCTTCGGGCGTCACACCTTGGGTCTCGCGCTTGCCGCGGATGAGACGGCGGCGAAGACCTTCCAGCACGGTCTACAAGTCTCGGGCTTCCTGAAGGCAGGCGACAAGGTCAAATCGAACAAGGAGCAGCGCGAAGAGCTGGTCGACCTGTTCGTAAAGTTCGCGGGATCCTCGCAGACCGGCAAGGTTATGCCTCTTCCCGAAGGATGGAGCTTCGAACCCCTGTCGATGTCGCCCGCCGATGCGCAGTTACTCGAAAGCCGTGCCTTCAATGTCGAGGATGTCTGCCGCTGGTTCGATACCCCGCCGATTCTTGTTGGACACACTTCGAAGAGCCAGACCATGTTCGGCAGCGGCGTCGAACAGATCATGCTTGGCTGGGTGACGCTCGACCTCGACCCTCTTCTTACCGGGATCGAACAGGCCATCGACAAACAACTGCTTTCACCCGTCGAACGAAAGAAATACTTCGCCGAGTACAACCGCGAAGCCCTGTTGCAGGCCGACAGCCAGGCCAAGGCCGCGTTCATTTCGCAGATGGTTCAAAACGGCGTCATGACCCGCGCTGAAGCCCGCCAGAAGATGAACCTCCCGCATATCGCCGGGTCCGACGAACTGACGGCACAGACGAACCTTGCTCCGCTGTCGATGCTGGGCAACCAAGCCGGCGGAGTGACGCCGGAACAGCAAATCCGCTCGGCGATGATGAATCTTCTCTTCGGTGGTGACTTCGAAGCGATGATCGCGGCGCGCATGAAAGCGACCATTCAGCGCCAGCCAATAGAACTGCTGCGGCTGGATCACGAGGACTGACCAATGCTGAAAACCAAGGATTTCACCCTGGAGGTCAAGGGCCTCTCGGAAGACGGCACCTTTGAAGGCTACGGCTCGATTTTCGGCAATGTCGACAGCTATGGCGAAAAGGTCGTTCCCGGCGCTTTCGTCGAGAGCCTTGCCCGCCACAAGCGAGAGGGGACTTCGGTTCTCATGCTCTGGCAGCATAATCCGGACGAGCCTATCGGCGTGTGGGAAGACCTCGCAGAAGACGCCAAGGGCCTTTGGGGCAAAGGCCGGCTGCTGACCGAAGTCCAGCGGGCCAAGGAGGTCCATGTCCTGATGAAGAACAAGGCCGTTCGTGGCCTTTCCATCGGCTATCGCGAACTCGACGCCGATCAGGAACAGGGCATCCGCATTCTGAAGAAGCTGGACCTTTGGGAAATCAGCCCCGTTTCATTCCCAGCCAACCGCCGCGCTCGTATCGAGGCGGTGAAGTCGGAACGCATGGACGAATTCGCCCGTCGCCTCCGCGATGGCGAACCCATGCCTGTCAAGGAATTCGAGGATATCCTGCGTGAGGCAGGTGTCCCGAAAGCCATGGCCGTACAGATCGCCTCTGTCGGCTATGCGAAAGCCATTCGGAGTGAGTCCGAGGGTGAGAAGGCGAAGCAACCGTCCGACACTGCCCTGAAGGCGCTACGTGCCGCAGTGGCCGGATTCTCAGCCACCTGATCCAAAGGAACCACTACCATGAACACCAACCGCATCCTTGCGGGCGGCATCGCTCGCCTCGCATCCTCCGCCATTGGGCCCCGCATCTGCTTTGCACCGTCTGACGACGGCGGCGCGAACGAGACCGATCTGACCTCCCTCGCCGCAGACCTCAAGAAGGCTGCCGATCAGGTCAAGGAACAGGCCGAAAAGACCAATACCGAGCTGAAGAACCTCGGAAAGATCACCGAAGAGACCAAGAAGTCTGCCGACGAGGCCCTGATCAAGCACGGCGATCTTTCAGCCCGCATGACGGAACTCGAACAGAAGATGGTCGGCGGCAACCACAGCAACGAAAAGCGTAAATCGTTCGGCGAGATGGTCACCGAGAACGACGACATCAAGGCGTTCATCGCTTCAAAGAAGTCGAAGGGATCGATCAGCATTTCCGTGGCTCAGAAGGCGATCATCACCTCTCTCACCACGGATGCAGATGGTTCGGCGGGTGACCTGATCGTTCCGCAGCGCCAGGCCGGCATCATCGCCCCGCCTGAACGTCGCATGACGATCCGCGACCTGCTTACGCCCGGCAACACCTCGTCGAACGCGATCCAGTACGTCAAGGAAACGGGCTTCACAAACAGCGCTGCAACGGTTTCCGAGACTTCCGGAGCTGCCAAGCCTCAGTCTGAAATCAAGTTCGATCTGGTGACCACCGCCGTCACCACGATTGCTCACTGGGTATTGGCGCACAAGTCGATCCTCGACGACGTGCCGCAGCTCCGCTCCTATCTGGACGGGCGTCTGCGCTACGGGCTGCGCTATGTCGAGGAAAATCAGCTCCTCAACGGCGGCGGTGCCGGCACGGACCTCAACGGCATCTATACGCAGGCTTCGGCCTATGTTGCGCCGATTGTTCCGACCGCTGCGGGCAACCTGACGAAGATCGACGTTATCCGCTTGGCTATCCTGCAAGCCTTCCTTGCGGAATACCCTGCGAACGGCATCGTCATGCACCCGTCCGATTGGGCAGACATTGAACTGACCAAGACCGACGAAGGCGCATATCTGTTCGCCAATCCGCAGGGTGGCTCTGAACCTCGCCTCTGGCGCCTGCCGGTGGTCGAGACGCAGGCCATGACGGTCGACAAGTTCCTGACTGGTGCATTCCAGCTCGGAGCGCAGATTTTCGACCGCGAGGAAGCCAACGTCGAACTGTCCACCGAGGACAGCGACAACTTCCGCAAGAACCTCGTCACGGTCCGCGCCGAAGAGCGCCTTGCTCTCGCGGTCTACCGTCCCGAGTCCTTCGTCAAGGGCGACTTCAGCGACGCGCTGGCCCTCTGATCGAGGTCGGTTGATCAAGGACGCCGCTGAGTCTTCGGCGGCGTCTCTATGAGCCGAAGGAGATCGTCATGAAACTCAAAGCACTCGACCAGATCAGCATCAGTTCGGTGAAGTCAGACAGTCTTCGCCCGAACGAAGAGTTCGTCGTCAGCAAGTCGCTCGGCGAAGAACTGATGAGCCGTCATCCCACGAAGTTTGCCGTTGTCGACCATGCCCACGCCGAAGAGGCGAAGGCCGAACCCGCCGCTCCGGCGAATAAGGCCGTCACCAGCCGCAAGGCGAAGGCCGAACCGGCCAACCCCGGCGATACCGCCACAACCTTGGAGAACTGACATGCGCCGCGCTACACTCAGCGTTACGACTGCCGCAGACGGCAGCGCCACCGCCTATTCGCCCCGCATCAGCGGCAAGCTTCACAGCGCCGTCTATGTGCCGGATGGAGCCAACGCCTATCCGAACACGGTCGACATGACCATTACCGCGGAAGCCACCGGCGAAGCGTTGGTTTCCCGAACCAACGTCGCGGCCGGCTTCACTGCCTATCCGCGCGCGGCCACACAAGCAGCCGACGGCACGGCTTCCCTCTTTGCCTCGGGCGGCACTGCCGTTCAGGACAAGATTGGTCTCGGCAACGACCGCATCAAGATCGTGCTGGCTCAGGGCGGCAACGCCAAGACCGGCAAGTTCATCTTCCTGATCGACTAAGCCCATGACCGTTCGCGTGATCATTCCACCTGATCCGATTGTGGAGCCGTCCGATATTGCCGGCTCTCACTCGGGCGGTGACGCCACGGTGGCGGCGATGATTGCGGCGGTGACCGAAGAGATCGACGGCCCGACCGGATGGCTGGGCCGGTGTCTCGGGCCGCAGACCCTTGAACTCACCATGCCGGGGTTCTGTGGCTGGAATTTCCTCCTGCCATTCCCGCCTGTCATCAAGGTTGTTTCCATCAACTATCTGGACCGCGACGGGATCGAACGGACCATCGACGAGGCCGATTACCGGTTTGCCGATAAGCGTGTCTGGTTCGGGCTGGGCTATTCCTTCCCGGCGACGCAATGCACTCCCGACGCTGTGCGTGTCGTCTATCAGGCCGGCTACAACGGCAGCGGGGCAGGCAAAACGGGTGAAGTACCCGAACGCGCGCGGCAGGCCATCATCCTGTCGGTGCAGCACCTCAAATCCCTTTCCGTGGAAAGCCTCTACCTCCGCTCGGTCGAGATACCGGACGTCGAGACGCGGCAATTCACCCTGTCTGACCAAGCGAGCAACATCGTCGAGCGCACCTGCGACCGACTGCTGTCCACCCTCCGCGTTTATTGAAGGAGAATGCAATGACCGTCCAGAACTCGGTTGCCGTGCGCAATGCAAGACTCGACGCCTTTGAAACCACCGTCGGCACGTCGCCTATCCTGAAGATCAGGACAGGGGCGCAGCCAGCAAACTGCGCCGCTGCCGATGCCGGAACGGTGCTTGCCAGCTTGACACTTCCGTCCGACTGGATGGCCAACGCATCGAGCGGCACCAAGGCCAAATCCGGCACTTGGCAGGACAGCAGCGCCGATGCGACCGGCACGGCGGCGCACTATCGCATTTATGCCTCAGACGGCGTAACCTGCCATGAGCAGGGCAGCGTTACCGCAACTGGTGGCGGCGGGGACCTCACCGTCGACAACACTTCGTTTGCCGCTGGCCAGAACTTCACGATCACGGGTTACAGCCGCGCCGCCGGCAATGCCTGATCGGCCAGGAAGGGTCGGTAGATGGCTGCCCCGGTCAAATCCGCAGAGGGGACATCGACCCTTGCCACGGTAACGGCGTCACTTGGTTCGGCCTCCACGGCTGGCAACCTGCTGACGCTGAAGGTGGCGGCGGACGATTACGCGGCTTCCCCACCGTCTGGTTGGACGCAATCGACCGGGATGAAGCAGGAGACCTACCACGGTGGGTATTTCTGGTGGAAAATCTCAACTGGTGAAACCAGCGTAAACTACACCATCGGGTCTGCTGCGAATTCGTCGTGGGTGATGGAGGAATATGCAGGGCCGTTTGACGGTTCACCCTACGACACGTCAAACGGCACACTGGCCATATCGAGCGCCGGAAGCGCCACGACGCCGAACATTACTCCTTCCGCTGGCGACCGGCTTGTCCTGACTGCGTTCGGTTCGTCCAACTCGTCGGGCGATATGTCGGGCGACCTTACGGGCTTCACCAACGGCTTTACTCACACAGGGTCATCTGGCCCGGTTTCAGCAACCGGAACACGCGACAATATCGGCGGTGCCTACCTGGACGTAACGGCCAACGGTTCGACGGCCTACAACACGTCGGCGTCGTTCCCGTTCACCAAGCAATCCCATTCCGCCATGATCATCGCCTTCAAGAAGGCGAGCGGCGGTAGCGGGATATCTGGCTCCGCTTCGATTACCGAAGATGCGGACACGGCTTCGGGTACCGGCACCCTGGACATCGCCGGTGCGTCGTCGATCACGGAAGCCTCGGACACTGCGACGGGGACCGGAACGCTCGACGTTCAGGGCGCTGCTTCGGTCAATGAAGGGGACGATACCGCTTCCGGCACCGGCGCGCTCGACCTGTCGGGATCGGCGACCGTCACAGAGCAAGACGACACCGCCGCTGCAACTGGCGCTCTGGACGTTTCCGGTTCGGCGACGATCAGCGAGGAAGGCGACACAGTATCAGGAACGGGCACCGTCGACCTGGCCGGCGCTGCCGCCGTTGTTGAAGACGACGATGGCGTTTCATCTGCCGCCACGCTGGATATCGCGGGCGCTGGGTCGGTTCTTGAAGATGATGACGGCGTAAGCTCGGGCGCAACGCTCGCCATCACCGGCGCGGCGGACATTGCAGAGGATGACGACGTTGTCGTAGCGACCTCGGGCGGTGGGATCGCCGGCTCGGCGTCTGTCACCGAAGACGACGACATCGTTTCTGCGACGGGAACGCTTGATCTTGCAGGCTTCGGTACCGTCTCGGAAGAGGGCGACATTGTCGCATCCACGGCAGCGCTGGATATCAGCGCTGCAGGTTCGGTCCAGGAAGGCGACGACACAGTTGCAGGAGCTGGCAGCCTTTCCCTAACCGGGCAGGGCACCATTGCCGAAGACGGTGACACTGTCGGGGCCGATGCCTCGCTGGCGATCACCGGCGATGCCGCCGTTGCCGAAGCGGACGATACGGTCACGGCGACCGGCGCAATCTCTGCCCTGCCGCCGCCTGTATACCCCACGCCAAGCGACCGGCTTGGCCGCATCGTGGCTGAAATCAGGTTTGCACGCGTTCAACCGGAAAGCCGGTTTGGCCGTGTAGCGGCGGAACAGCGCTTTGCCCGTGTTGCGAGCGAAAATCGAAGGGCTGCTGCGGCATGACGACAAAATGGCAAGCTGTGAAGGACCCCGACGAGATCAAGGATTTCGGGCTGGTGTGGGCTGACCTTCTCCTGACCGACACTATCGGCACATCGGTGTGGCTCATGCCCACTGGCCTCACCAAGGACAGCGACACCTTTACCGACGACACCACCACGATCTGGCTTTCTGGCGGAACGGACGGTGAGACGTATCGCTTGACCAACCGCATCACGACGGCCGGCGGGCGGACCTATGACGAAACAGCGGTTCTCCGGTGCAAGACGAAATGAACCCGGAATCGATCATAGCCGATCTGGACGCTTCACTGCTTCGGGCGGGGGAGAAAGTGACCGTGCGCCGCTACATGGCCTCGTCGGGGACGCCACGGCCCAAGACGGACATTGAGAATGTGCCGGCAGCGGTGCGCGCGGTTAAGCCGGAAGAGATGGTCGGCGACATCAAGGCGACGCATTCGAGGGTGGTGCTCAGCCCTACAGGCCTCGCCTCGCTGCTGCCGCTCAAAAAGGACGACAAGATCGTCATCCAGGGGCGCGAACGGAACATCGACCATCCCGGCCCGATCTTCGTGCAGGGCGTGCTTGTCCGCATGAACCTGATGGTAGCGGGTTAGATCATGGCAACCGGTTTCGAGTTCTTCGAACGTGACCTTAAGGTCGCGACCGCATCGCTTGAGCCTGCGGAAATCAACAGGGCCGTGGCTACATTTGCCCGCAAGGAGCTGGCGAGGGTCATTTCCGAAGGCATCGCCAGCCCGACGTTCGAACGCTTCGTCAACGGACGGCAAGGGGCAGTCGAGGAAAGCTACCAAGCGCCGGGCTCCATCGTCTACGAGTTCACCAACTGGCCGATGGTCATCGTGGCGGCGCTCGATGAACTGAAGAAGAGGGGGCCTCGCCCACGTTCCGGCCGGTTCGATTCCTCCTACATCGTCATTGCAGGTGGCAGGACTGTCGTCACCGACTTCACCAAGATCAGGGCGGACGCGGAAGTCATCATCACCAATTTCCAGCCTTATGTGCGCAAGGCGGAAGTGGGGCGTCTCGGTATTCCGGAGTTGCGGCTGTTCAGGGGTACAGCCCGCGTTCTGGCAAACAGGTTTCGGGGAGCCTTCACCTTTGAGAGCAAGTTTCTGGACGTTCGTGCCGGCCTGCACCCGTCGATGCCCTATCACCTGAAAACGCGTCGCAGCAGGGACCGCATCAGCCGCAAATCCGGCGTCCTCAGCTATCCGTCGATCATCATCAATCCGGTGTCCTGATGGCCAGTCCCGAAGCCTTCGACGTGATCGTTGACCAGATAGCGGATCGGTGGACCACGACGCCCGTGGTTTTTGAAAACGACGCTTTCGACCTGCCCGAGACGCCGGCACCGTTCATCTATGTCGAGGTGTTCGGGGACTTCTTCGGACAGGCTTCAATTGGCGACGAGCCACGCGACAACAATCTGTGGCGAGAGGGCGGACAGGCCGACTTCCACGTCATGACGCCGAATGGGACGGGAAGCAGGGAAGCCCGTTCGCTGGCGTCGCAGATCGCCGGACTTTTCCGGGGGCAGGACATTGCCGGCGTGTCGTTTCTCGACGCCTCGATAGGCGCTGGCGATCCCGGCCGAGCCTTCGCCGGCTACTACGCGATGACCGCAACCGTGAACTTTGAAAGGGATGAATGATGGCAACCGTGTTGAAGCCATTCCACACCGCCGTTCGCCGGTTTTCCGCCGATGACCGTGTGTCGCCGACCGATGACCTGACGCCTCACACCTTCGATGGCCTCGCCAAGGCCGGCTACATCGAGAAACTGCCCAACGCCAAGAAGCCCGCCAAGGACTGACTGGCAACCACCTGAAGCGCTAACACTGGAGATCGTCCCATGAGCGACGCAAATCGCGTACGACTGACCTGCGTCGAGGAAGCGACCCTCGGCGTTACGCCTGTAACCCCTCGCATGCGCAAGGCCCGGTTCACCGGCGAAGGCCTTGCCTATCGCCCGAACTTCGTCACCTCCGATGAAATCCGCGATGATCGCATGAACGCCGATCCGACCAAGATCAACGAGACGAACGGCGGTCCCATCAACGGCGAACTGTCCTACCCCGTCGACGGCTCGCCATTGTCGTCATGGTTCCAATCGCTGTTCTGCTCGACCTGGCTGAATACGCCATCGCGCGACAATGACGGCGTGGCGGATTCGGTCATCACGGCGCTGACCAACACAACCGACGTTGCGACGGTCACCACCGGCGCGGCCTTCGCCGTCGGTCACCTTGTGCGCTTCACCGGCTTCACGGCTCCGCAGAACAACGGTGTATTCCGCTGCACGACCGGCAGCGCGACCGCACCGGCCTTCCTTGGCGCCGGCTTTGTCGCGGAAGCTTCTCCGCCGGCCACGGCCCGGATGAAGACTGTAGGCCTGATGGGCGCAAGCGGCGACATCACGGCTCTTGCTGACGGTCTCGGCTCGACCTCGCTCGATTTCACGACACTCGGCCTTCGTGTCGGCCAGTGGGTCAAGATCGGCGGCGCGGCGGATGCAACGACCTTCGCGTTCCTCGTCACGGCTGGCGCGGTTGCCCGCAGGCAGGCATGGGCGCGCATTTCGGCGGCTCCGACCTCGACCAAGCTGCCGCTAGACAATCTGCCCGCAGGCTGGACCACGGACAGCGGCACCTCGAAGACCATTCAGGTGTTCTTCGGCGACCAGATAAAGAACGGCGTCGACATGAAGACCCTGACCTTCGAACGGGGTTTCATGGGCCAGACGGTGCCGACCTACATCGCACAGCGCGGCATGGTCGCCGGGGAAGGCACGTTCAACTTCACGACGGAAGATAAGGCCAAATACTCGTTCACGTTCTCAGGCATGAGTGGTGCGAGCTCGACCACATCGCTCGATGCTTCGCCGGATGCGGCGACGACGAACGCAGTGATGGCCGCTGCCGTGAATGTCGGCCGTATCGCGGAAAACGGCGCATGCATCGGCGGGCCGAACTTCATCCAGTCGTTCCAGATCAGCATCAACAACAACATCCGTATGAAGAACGGTCTTGATTGCGGAGAGGATGTCGGTCCGAAAGACATGGGCATGGGCAGCTTCGACGTGACGTTCAACGCGCCGACCTATTTCGGCTCGGACGCGCTGTTGTCGAAGCTCTTTGCCGGCACGCCGACCAACATGAACACGCGCATCGCCAAGAACTTCCAGGCGATTGTGTTTGGTCTGCCGCGCGTGACCTTCACGGATGGCTCGCCATCGGCCGGTGCCAAGAACACCGATGTCGTTCTGCCGCTCGTCGGACAGGCCAGCGCCGATCCGCTGACCAGCGCCCATCTGATCGTGGATAGATTGGAGTTCTATCAGTAGCCGCCTTCCCGGCCAGCACCGGGACAGACATTGCGCGCAATAGCGGGCGGGGTTGCTGGACCTCGCCCGCACACTCCCCAGCAGGAGAACCAGCATCATGACGATCAAACTTGCCAGCCTTTCCGCCGACCTTTCCAAGGAACGCGAAGGCGAATGGATCGAGCCCAAGGAATGGCCGGGCCTCAACCCGGAAAAGCCGCTCGAACAGACCCCCTTGCCCGGCCTGGCCTTTCTGGTCAGGTCGACCAACTATCCTGATTACGTGGTGGCGCGACAGGACGCGCTTGAGCGCCTGAAAAAGGACTATCCCGACGACCGCATTCCGCCTGATGAAGCGGCGCGTGTGGAGGGACAGCTTGCGGTCGAGCATCTGCTGCTTGGCTGGCGCGGACTGGACATCGACTATTCTCCCGATGCCGTCGGCACCATCCTGATTGCCGAAGAGCATCGCATCATGCGCTCCATGATCTATTGGTGCGCCGGCCGGGTCGGCAAACGTAAGGTCGAGTTCGTCAAGGAAGCGGCAAAAAACTAGCTGCGGCCTTCCGCTACGACCTTGAGCGGAAAGGCCGCGATAGCTGGCTTGCGAAACTTGCCGATGAATTCCCCAACGAGGTGAAGAGGGAATATCTTCCGGTTCGGCCCAGGGAAGCCCGCGAAGAGCCTTGGCATGAATTCTATTGGCATGCGTGGCAAGCCCTGCGCTCCGACCGCCACTACGGCGCGATGGGTGGACAGATGCCGATATCGTTCATAGCGCTCGACGCCTACGCCCGACGCTATGGCATCGAGGGTGAAGCGTTCGACCGGTTCCATGTCTTCATGACGGCGATTGACACGGAGTGGCTGGCGTACGTCGGGAAAGAGGACCCGGCGTAAGCCATCATTGCACGGAACATTCACGCAGCGCTGTCGCGGCGGTTTGGGCATCAACGGCGTAAAGCTTCACCAGCGGCATGACCTTCTTGTGGGTCTCGTTTAGCTGCTCCATTGCCTCACGCTCAGGGCCGGTAAGCACATCTGGAACCGTTACCAGCGCATCAAGCGACCCGATGTTGCTGACATTTCTCATTCCGTCGGCAAGGGCCTGAACAAGAGACAGCATTTCCACGCAACGAGCAGATCGGGACGATGCTCCCCAGCTCGCGCTACTCATCCCGGCCAGCATGGCCGCAACTAAAACCATTTCAAACACTCTGCGCATTCAACAAATCCTCCGTTCTGAAGAATCGTAGCCATTTGATGCGAGATGTCCATTGACCGTTCAGTTGTCATCGCTGCGTGTCTCGCCTGAGATCGACGCGGCCAAATACACTGCCGGTGCGCAGCAGAAGGTTGCGGCCGACAAGGCGATGGCCGCGTCGTCTCGCGATGTCGCGCAGGCTATGGCGGCGAACGACGCCAAGATCAGCACCGGCGGCGACGTCCTGGCGCGTCTTTCCCGGCAATATGTCGAAGGCTACACAGCGCAGCAGCGCTTTGCTACGGGCCTTGGCCAGCTCAGCCGCGGCTTGGAAACCGGCAAAGTTTCGATGGAAAGCGCCGAGCGTATCCTTGTCGGCATGAACCAGAAGCTCGGTCTCAGTGCCGACTATGCGGAGCTAGCAGCTAAGGGGCAAACGCAGTTGGCGACTGCGGTGAAGGCTGCAAATCTGCAAATTGAAGGCCAGGCAATTGCCGCCGAGCGCGCGCGTGTTGCGCAATCCCGCCTCGCTGCGGCAAACGTCAATGCTCGGCCGACGAATAACTTTGCGGCGCTGAACGCGACCAGTCAGTTTCAAGATATCGCAATCACGTCCGCTATGGGGCAGTCGATCCCCACAATTGCGCTGCAGCAAGGCACCCAGCTCGGCATGGCCATGCAAGCGTCTGTTGGCGAGCAAGGCGCCACCGGTGCCGTGAAAATGCTGGGATCAGCGATCATGGGCCTGTTCAGCCCTATCAACCTGATCTCGATAGGTATCACCGCAGCCGCGGCTTTGACCATCCAGTGGTTCATGAAGGGGCGCGACGGCGCGAAGTCGCTCGACGAAACCTTGAAGGCGCATTCTTCAACACTGCAGTTGCTGAAGGAACAGTACGGCGAACTCGGCGAGGCGTCGAAGCGTCTCGGAGCATTTGGCGGCACCGCCTTCACCGACGCCAGTGCGCGCAATGCCCAGACGTTGCTACAGGCACAGTTGCGGGACCAGATGGGGCCGTTGCTGGACACCCTCGGCGGTTCCGGATGGATGCAAAGCCTGTTTGGCAAGGGTGGTGGCGTTGGCGCGCTCAGCAGCCTCTCCGGTGACCAGAAGTTGTTTGCGGCACCGATTGCCGCGCTCATCGAAAGCGCGAAGAGCGGAAAGACCGACCTCGCGGCGTTCAACGACGAGGTCGAGCGGCTGTTTTCCGAACTTGTTGGCAGTTCAAACAACCCTGCTCTGCTTCGCGACACCGCCGACGCTATCCTGACCATGGGTGAGAATGCATTTTCGGTGTCGGGAAAGTTCGCGCCTTTTGCCGACGCCATCAACAAGCTGAAGATCGACGGCGCTGAAGGTCTTGTCGCGTTCAATGCAGAGATAGAGCGCATCGGCCAGGCTAAAGGCCTGCAAAAGATTGCCGACGAAGCGATCATTGCTGGCAAGGAGATAGCCAGCCTCGCGGAGAAGGCAAAGGAGTTGGAGAGCATCGTTCGCCGGCTTGAGGCTGGTAAGCGTGGCCCGTTGATCGGCAGCAGTGCGGAAGATGACCGCAACCGTTATCTGGATGACGAGCGCTTGGCTTTGCGGTCAGGGCAACGAGCATTCGATGCTGACATTGGTGGGCTGGGCGCGCGCTCGCCGGCAGAACGTGCAGCCGCAGCACGAGCGCGTGAGGAAGCCAGGACCGTCAATGGCGAGTCCTACGCCGTGCGCCAGCAGCGCATCGAACTTGCAGGAAAGCGCGCGCTTCTGGAAGCCGAACACAACCTGACGGAGGCGCAGCAAGACCGCATTCGCGCGATGGACCAGTCGCTCGCTTCTCAGCAGCTTGAGCTCGACCTTATCGGCAAGACTACCGGCGAACAGGCGGCTCTTCGATATGAGTTCGAGCGCACCCAGCAGCTTAAGGAGGAAGCAGCTCGCAACGGCATTGCCGTTGATCAGAAGGAAATCGAGCTCATCAAGCAGAAGGCTGCCGAGTACGGCAAGTTCGCCGATGAGATCGCCCGCGCCAATCTGAACCGTGACCTCCAGTTCGAATATCAGCAGGCCTTCCGTTCGCCGCTTGAACAGCAGATCGCATCCCGGCTTCGTGGTACCGGACTTGGGATGGATTCTCCCGAAGCTGGCCAGATGCGTGAAATACAGCGCATCAACGATCTTCGCGCCGGTGTGAAAGGCTTCTTCGACGATTTTCAGGCCGGATTGCTGCGCGGAGACAGCTTCGGCAAGTCGCTGGGCAACGCAATCCTGAATGCTTTGAACAAGGCACTCGACAAGATCATCGAGAGCGGTGTCAACGCGCTGGTGAACGCGATTGCCGGCGGCCAAGGCGGGTCTTCAGGTGGCGGTCTTCTAAGCCTGCTGTTCGGTGGCGGCGCTGCGTCGAGCTTCGGCACCAAATCGGGCTTTGCCGACATGCTGGGCATAGGCGCTGCGAACGACAATTATGATCCAGGGGCCATCACCCGCTCTGCGCTGCCAGATATAGGTTCAATCACCTCGTCGATTGGTGGTGCTTATAGTGTCGGCAACGCTACGAGCTTCATCCAGCAATATGCGTCTGCTATCGGCATCGATCCGGGCGTCGCGCTTCGCGTGGCAAGGTCGGAAGGCCTTGGCGCTGGCATCTGGCAATCCAACCTGTTCCGGAACGGTGTTCGCGAGCCTTCGTTTGGTCCATTCCAACTGCTGAAGGGCGGCTCTGGCACGGGTTTCGGCGCGGGCCTTGGCAACAGGTTCATGGAACAGACCGGCCTTGACCCTGCCAATCCTGCGAACTGGCGGCAATCGACGGCCTTTGCCCTTGATCAGGCCAAGGCCAACGGTTGGGGCGCGTGGTACGGGGCGAAGAACTCTGGCATCGGGACATGGGAAGGAATCGACCGTTCGGCGACGAAGGCCGTCGGCGCGCTCGATAAGCTCTCGACCGGATCGACCAAAGCGATATCCGGCATCGCCAACCTTGGGCAGGCCGGCAATCAGGCGACGCAGGGTCTTTCCACCTTTGGCAGCGCGTTGAACAAGTTCCCTGCGGCTCCATCCGGCGGCGGTGGCGGTGGGATCGGCGGGTTCTTCAGCAGCCTGTTTGGTGGGGGCGGTCTGAATTCCGCATTCTCGGGCACCGCAGCGTTCTCTTGGCTCAGCGCCAACCCCGGTGGCTATATCGGCCTGTTTCATGAAGGCGGCACGGCTGGCAACGCGACCCGGTTTCGTGGTGGCGTAGACATGAACATCTTCCAGCACGCGCCCCGCTACCACAATGGCGGCATTGCCAACGATGAAGTGCCGGCCATCCTGAAGCGCGGAGAACCTGTCTTCAAGTCGATGGAGCATGCCCGCCAGGTTGTAGGCGGGAGCAACGTCAACGTCGTGATCAACAACAATGCCGGCGTTGCGGTTCAGGCGCAGGAACGCCGGGAGGCGGACGGCTCGATATCGATTGACGTTTTGGTTGACCGCGTCGTGGCTGAAAAACTCAGCAGGCGCGGCACGGCGGCCAACAGCATATTGCGCGGCGAGTTCGGTGCGCAGAAGGTCTTGAAGGGTCGGTAATGGTTGCGTCCTGGCCTCTCACCCTGCCGCAATATGTGCTGACAGAGGGCTACGGCAGCGCGTTTGGCGATGGCCGGCTGCGCTCCCAGCCCGATATCGGTCCGCCCAAGGTCCGCAGCCGTTCTTCGGCGATGCCGGAGCCGCTTCAGGGAAAGGTGGTCATGACCACGGACCAGCTCGCCAGCCTGCGGACGTTCATCACGACGACGCTATTGAAAGGAACGCAGCCCTTCACCTTCCCGGATCCTGTGACAGGCGATCCGATCCTTGTTCGCTTCGGCGACCGGCTGCCGAGCTGGAGTTACTTCGGGCACAGGAAATGGACGGTGGACCTGTCGCTTGAGGTTATGCCATGAGCCGTACGCTTTCACTCGGCATGCGCGAGGCGATGAACGCACAGGAAACCGGCGAGGTATCCGTTGCGCTGCTGACGCTGGAACATCCTTCGTTCCCCGATCCGCTACGGCTGAGCAGCGATCCGACAGAACGGCTTTCCGAAGAGCCGCTGACCTACGGCACAGTCAGCCGAGGCGAAACCTACATCTTCTGTCCCATGGGTGTGTCGTTGCCTGACGATCTTGGCGAACGTGCGCCGGCAGCCCGCCTCATGGTCGAGAATGTCAGCCGGGAGCTTGTCGCGGTTTTGAGGGGCATCGCATCGCCCGGTACGGCCCGGCTGGAAATCGTCCTTGCCTCGTCGCCGGATGATGTCGAGATCGAATATCCGTCCTTCGATATCGTGCGGGCGCAATACAACGCCAACACCATCACCCTTGAGCTTTCCATCGACGCGCTGACCGATGAGCCTTATCCGGCCCGAGCGTTCGATCCCAGCGGCTTCCCCGGACTGCATTAGCGATCATGACATTCGACGAGTATGTAGGCCTGCCTTGGCTGGATCGGGGCCGGGACCGCGAAGGCACGGATTGCTGGGGCTTGCTGGCGATGGTCTACGCCGAGCGCTTCGGCATCGTCCTGCCGAGCTTTCGTGACGACTACCAGACCGCCGCCGACGGTGAAGCCGTGGCCGGTCTCATCAACGGGCACCGCAGCGAATGGACAGAAGTCCCGGCCGGCGAGGAACGCCCCGGCGATGCGCTGCTGATGTCCCTGGCTGGCATGCCGCGCCATATCGGCGTCGTCGTCTGCAAAGGCCTCGTTCTCCATATCGAGCGTGGGGCCGGCTCCCTGATCGAAGGCTATCATTCCATGCGGCTGCGTCGCCGCGTGCTTGGTTTTTTCCGTCACGAGAAGATGGCATGACCACACTTCCCGCTCCCGTCATTCTTGAAGGTGAGGTGCTGACGCGGCGCGATGACGTGCGCGTCGTCGTCGCGCTCCATCCGCTGCGGGAATCAAGGACGGAACTTCATGTGCCGGCCGGTTCCACGCTTGCCGAGGTTGTCGACCTCGTCATCACCTTGCCGGGCTGCAAGGCGCTGCCGAAAGACTTCAGGCTCCATCTCGACGGCCATCCAATCGAGAGCAAGCTTTGGTCGAAGGTTCGCCCGAAGCCAGGAACCACGGTTGCGCTGCGCCCGACCGTGCAGGGCTTCCTCGCGCCCCTGTTCGGTGCTTTGACGGCAGCGTTTTCAAGTCTTGGCGGGCTGTTCTCAGGGTTCCTCGGCAAGCTGGTTATGTCGGCGATATCGTTCGGTGCCAAACTGCTGCTGAACCTCCTGTTCGCGCCGAAGCCGCAGAAGCTCGAAAAGCCGAAGGAAAGCTATTCGCTTGCGACGGCCCGCAATCAGGCCGCACCGTTCGAACCGATCCCGGTCATTCTTGGCCGGCATCGCATCAGCCCGTTCTATGGCGCGCTGCCATACACCGAAACCATCGGCGACGACCAGTATCTCCGGCTGCTGTTCGTATGGGGCTATGGCCCGCTTCAGGTCGAAGACATCAAGATCGGCGAAACGTTGCTTTCGTCCTACGACGAGGTCGAGATCGAAACCCGGCAGGGCTTCCCCGACGATCCACCGACCACGCTTTATCCGAAGCAGGTCGTTGAGGAACCGCTGAACATCAAGCTTGAGCATTCCGCCGGTTGGCAGCGCCGCACCACGGCTGAAAACGTCACTTACATCACCATGGATATCGTGTTCCCCAGCGGTATCGTCCTGATCAACGACAAGGGCAAGAAAGGCCCTTGGGCGGTCGGTTTCTATATCCGCTACAGGTTGTTCGGGGATACGACGTGGATTGATCTGCCGCAGTTGATCTGCCGCGACCAGACGCAGGATACCCGCCGCTTCACACAGGCCATTACCGTCGCCGCCGGCCAATATGAAGTCGAGATTTCCCGCGCCCAAGCCGAATACGAGGGCGAGGATTTCACCATCTCCGAAGACGGCTACTGGACGGCCTTGCGCGGTTTCCGCGTCGGGGAGCCACTGACCTTCGACAAGCCGCTGTGCATCTCGGCGATCAAGATCAAGGCGACATCGCAGCTCAACGGCTCGCTGGATACACTGAACGGCATCGTCACCTCGTTGGTGAAGTCTTGGAACGGCACGACATGGGTTGATGACCAGCCATCGCGCAATCCTGCCGATCTTGTGCGCCACGTCCTTCAGGGAGCGGCAAACGCCCGTCCCGTCGCCGACGCAGGGCTTGATATCGTCGCTCTTCAGGACTGGCATGACTTCTGTGTGATGAAGGGCTGGACCTACGACATGCCGCGCGTCACGGCAGCATCGGTCTATGATGTCGTTGCTGAAATTTGCGCCGCCGGCCGCGCCGTACTCATCTTCAAAGATGGCAAGTGGTCGGTCGTTTGGGACGAAGAAGACACCCCCATCGTCCAGATGTTCACGCCGCGCAATTCGTGGGGCTTTGAGGCACAACATGAGTTCCGCGAACTGCCGCACGCCTGGCGGGTTCGCTTTGTCAACGAAAAGCGGGAATGGCGCGAGGATGAGCGGATCGTCTACGACGACGGCTACACCGCGGAAAACGCCACCCGTTTCGAGGGCATCAACTTTCCGGGGGTCACGAACCCGGACCTGATCTGGAAGCATGGCCGCTACCATATCGCGCAGCTCCGGCTCCGGCCTGAGACTTATACGTTCTTCGCCGACTTCGAACATCTGGTCTGCACCCGAGCGGACAGGGTGCGCGTTGCCCATGACGTCATGTTGGTCGGGCTGGTCAGTGGCAGGGTCAAGTCCGCCAACGCTGGAACTCAGTCGATTGTGGTCGATGAACCGGTCTTCATGGAAGGCGACAAGCTCTATTCGGTGCGCTTCCGCAAGGCGGACGGGTCCATTGCGTTGCGAACGGTCATCACCGCTGCCGGTGAAACGGCTACCATTGTATTCGATGGCAGCGGCACGATGCCCGAAGCCGGCGACCTGTTCACCTTCGGCGAGGCTGGACGCGAAACCGGCGTCTACCGCATCCTGTCCATCGAGCCGCAGGACGAATTGACGGCACGGGTGACCGTTGTCGACGATGCTCCCGCAATCAACCAGGCCGACACCGGGCCGATCCCGGCATTCGACAGCCTGATTTCGGTGCCGTTCGATCCCTATGCCCAGCCGCCGAGCGGGCTTGGCCTCGTCGAGGATGTCTATCAGGAAGGGCCGATCACTTACGCGGCGGTCTACCTCTACTGGACGCCGCCGACGCTGGGGCAGATCGAAGCCTACGAGATCGAGTTTCGGGACAACGCCGATCCGGCGCAGCGCTGGAAGCCGGGGCAGATCGTTCTTGCGCCGATGACGACTGGCGTCGTTCGCGGTCTTGATCCTGGCACCTATTCGTTCCGGATCAGGACGCGGTTCCGGAATGGCGATGTCTCCCGGTGGATCGTCTCGGCAAGCTTCGCAGTCGATTCCATCCTCAACCCGCCGCCTGACGTGAAGAACTTCAGGATTTCGACGCTTGGCGATATCTCGACGCTGAGCTGGTCCGCCATCCTTGGCCCGGCGCTGACCTACGAAATCCGCTTCGTGCCGACGGGCGGGCTGTCGCTGGAATGGAACTCGGCTGTCGTGTTGGTGCCGCCCGTGTCCGGGACCAGCGTGCAGGTGCCGACGATGATCGGCACATACCTGATCAAGGCTGTCTATTCGACCGGGCTGAAGAGCGAAAACCCGGCGGCGGTCGGCACCGATATCGCCGAACTGGCCGGCATGAACGTGGTCGAGCTTCTGACCGAAGACCCGTCATTCGCAGGCACCCGCATCGATGTCGCCGCTGAGAACGACATCCTGCGACTGCTTTCCAACAACGTCATGGCGAAGTGGGAAACGCTTGCCGATGTCGTCAGCCTCTATGCCGGCGATGGTGACGCCGACAGCGTTGGAATGGCCGTTTCGGGTTCCTACTACTTCGACAACAATCTTGACCTCGGCGAGGTCTTCACCAGCCGCCTGACGGCGGTGATCGACGCAACCGGCGAAAACCTCGGCAACGTCATGAGCAGTTGGGTGACGCTCGCCGATGTCGCCGTGATGGACGATTCCTCACCCGACGATTGGGAGGTCTCGCTTGAGTTCCGGACAACGCTGGTCAACCCGGCGCTGGATGACTGGAGCGAATGGCGTCCGTTCATCGTGGGCGATGTCACCGCTCGGGCCTTCGAGTTCCGTGTCTTGCTGGAGGGTCGCTCGACGGGCGTCGATCCCGACTTCTACAGCATGATCACGCCGGCCGTTCGCATGCTGCGCGTCCAGATCGACATGCCGGATCGTGTCATCGCGCAGGAGGATATCGTGGTGCCCGCTGTCGGACTCGATATCGACTTCATCCCGCCGTTCCGCTCGCTGCACGGCATCGCCACCGCCGACCAGGACCTCGCCACGGGTGACCGCAAGACGATCACATCGAAGGGTGCCGACGGCTTCCGCATCCAATTCTTCGACGCAGGGGGAACCCCTGTTCAACGCACAATCGACTACGTCGCTAAAGGGTACGGGAGAATGCTTCAATGAGCCAATCAGATTTTGGCACGATCAACGCGGCGACCAAGAGCGGATCGGCGCTGGCGACGGACCTGAATAGCTGGCGCAATGCCCTGCATTCCAACCATAAGGGCAGCGCCGAGCCATCCTATAAGGCCACCGGCATGACGTGGCTCGATGACAGTCTCGACCCGATCTGGATTTACAAGGTCTATGACGGAACGACGTGGATACCGCTGCTGGAGATCGATGTCACCGCCAACGTCGCCGTCCCGGCTGGCATCACGTCGCGCCTGAAGTTCCCGCTTGCCGGCGGTTCCGCCAACGCGCTGACCATTACCCCTGCCGTGGCGATGGCGGCCTATGCCGATCAGGACGTGGTAACGTTCGAAGCCGCATCGAATAACTCCGGCGCGGCGACGCTGAACATCTCGGGTGTTGGCGCCAAGGCCATCCGCAAGATCATCGGTGGTGCGGACGTTGCCCTTGCTTCGGGCGATCTTCGTGCCGGTGGCCGCTATATGGTCAACTATGACAGCGCTGCCAACAGTGCAGCCGGCGCATGGGTGCTGACGAGCCTGCCGATTACGCTCGGCACGACGGTCGACTCCGCGGCAGCGGGTAATGACAGCCGGATAACGGGTGCGTTGCAGCGTTCGGGCGGCACGATGACGGGCAAGATCACGCTCGATGGCGATCCGTCCAGCAATCTCCATGCCGGGACCAAGCAATATATCGACGGGCAGGACTTAGGGATTGGGCAGACCCATCAAGCCGTTTCAAGAACACTTGGCACTTCCTATCAAAACACTACCGGAAAACCTATTGTTTGTTATGGGCGCCTTGGGGTGAGCGCCTCCGCGAAGGCGCAGGTCTCAACAGACAATTCTACCTGGGTAGATGCCATGTCGGGCGGAACGGCCGAAGCGCTCAGTTTCTCTTTCGTTGTACCTCCCGGCCACTACTACAAGGTCATAGTATCAGGGTCGATCTCGCAGGAGCTTCGCTAATGGAAATCGGATTCTTCCACCCGGATCGTGGCTATTGGCAGGCGATCGATGTCAGCAAGACGCCCTATACCGTCATTGACGAGCCGGAGCGCATAGAGATCGGTGAAGGTGGTGAGGAAGTCGTCATCCCAGCCGTGACGCACGAAACCACACAGTACGCCGAATTGCTTGCAAGCTACCCCGAAGGCACCGTGGAAGTGCCGCTGAAGCCCGGCGCTGATTACGACTTGCAAGACGGGGAATGGGTCCATGTCGATCCCGAGCCTGTTCGCCAGACGGTGCTGAAATCGACCGTACAAGCCAGGATAATCGACGCAGGCAAGATGGATGATGCCTATGCCGCGCTCACGTCGAATGCCGTGTATTTTGCGCGGTGGTTCGCGCCTGACCGCCCCGTTGTCTACTGCGACGATCCTGACGCCATGTTGCTGGTAACGGCGATCGGGCTCGACCCAGCGGTGATCCTAGCGCCTTAACTAGTCCTTCGGTGGATACATCGTTTCCAGAACATCAGTCGCGGAAATGTCCCATTTCAAGAGGTCTTCGCGATAGGGGCCGATCTTGCGGGCCAAGCAGGCAACGCCACCATTGACGACGTGCTTGTGAAGGCGCTTCGCGGGAGGAGAGTTTGTCAGGCTGTAGACTTTGCACGGCACACCCTCGGCCACTTCGATCAGTTCGAAGCCGGTGAACTCATTGAACAGCGAATGGAAGCCGGTCTTCGGGAAACGCCAGAAGTCCCACGGCATTTCATGTTCGGGCCACATCGGATGCGTTGCGGTGAAGACGTAGCCGCCGACCTTCAGGACACGATTGATTTCGAGAGCGGCTTTCCAAGGGATAAGCAGGTGCTCGAAGACAGAGGCTGAGTAGACGACGTCGAAATGGTTTGCCGGAACGTACTCGGATAGGCGATGTGCATCGCCAACGATATCGACGTTTTCACCGGCCAGGATGTCCATCCCGACATATTCGCCAGCATTCGGGAACCATCCGCGCTTCAGATCGCCGGTCACATTACGGGAGCCAACTTCGAGAATCTTGGGGCGGTCCAACCCATTGATGAGGTCGGTCACCTTCGAAGTCAGTGCATAGAATGGGTCGGAATCGGTGTTGCTCGACACGTAGGGAGCATGGAGCGTGTTCATCAAGCGGAAGTAAAACCTGCGAAGTTCCTTGCTGATCTTGCCCACTCGTTGTTCCCCACAAATAAACCCTTGGCGCGCTGATACGCCACGCAACGACCTCTGACAACAACAAGGAGCCAACCATGCGTCTCGTTTCCAACTGGAAGCGGGTGCTTTGCCATGCGTACAGCATTCGCTTTCTGCTCCTTGCCGGCATCCTGTCCGGGCTGGAAGTGGCCTTGCCGCTTCTGGATGGCATCCTGCCCGTACCACCCACGACGTTCGCCGTTCTTTCCGGCCTGTGCGTCTGCATGGCCTTCATAGCGAGGCTGGTGGCACAGGACCGCGTTTCAGGAGGCGGCCATGACGAGTAGGCTCAAGCGCAACACCGCCCTCGCGGCGGCTGCCGTGGCGCTCGTTGGCGGCTTCGAAGGGCTTCGAAACTACGCCTATAGAGATCCAGTGGGGATTCCAACTTTATGCTTCGGGGAAACGCGCGGCGTGAAGATGGGAGACTACAAGACCACCGCCGAATGCAAGGCGATGTTGGCTGACAGGCTGGTGGAATTTGAAACCGGCATGAGAAAGTGCCTTGTCCGCCCGGACAGAATACCAGACGGCGCGTACACCGCGTTTCTCTCGGCGTCGTATAATATTGGCACCGCCGCTTTCTGCAAATCTTCGATGGCGAAGCGCGCCAACCAAGGCGACTTGAATGGCGCTTGTGACGCCCTTCTGATGTGGGATAAGGCGGCAGGAATACGTTTGCCGGGGCTGACAAAACGCCGTCAGAAAGAACGCGCGCTTTGCCTAAGCGGCATCTGACATGCCGTGACGGGGAGAGAAACCCAATTCTGCGCTGGCCTTCTCTCTAGCGGCTATCGCATCTTCCAATGTCCTGAATTCGCCAAGATTTCTGCGAGTGCCGTCAAGGTCGATGTAGGCGGCCCAACGGCTGTTGCGGCCTCTAAAAGACACGCCAACATGGCCGCTTCTGTTGTTTTTGTAGCGGCGCTGGTTCTTCATATTGTCAGATGTTGTCCCGTCTCGAAGATTGCAGATTCTATTATCTGCCGGATCGCCGTTGAGATGATCTATATCGCCGGATGGCCATTCGCCCGTCGCCAACAGCCACGCAACTCTGTGCGCCTTGACCGACTGCCCAAAGATTGCCCCAGACAGGTATCCTTGCGTGCCGGGGCAGTTAAGCGCCTCCGTGCCTGCATACATCTTGTTCCATCGGAACGCTGCCGCGAGTTGCCCTCCGGCAGCGCCAGACTTGAAAAACCGCTCAGATCGAATCTTCCAACGAAACTTACCGGTTTTGGGATTGTAGTTGAGAACCTCAGATACATGATCATAAGTTAGTTCAGCCATTTCGACCTCTCATCAGGTTGGCTTGGTTAGAGCGCGTCGTCGGGCTGCAACCCCTTCGGCGCGCTCACTTTTTATACCATAAACCTCTGACAAATAAAATCTTTTTGCCTGGCAGGTGTTCCATGAAAACCGCGCTCATCGCCGTTGCTGGCGGATTGTTCACCGTGGCTGCCTTGGCTGCACTGTTCTGGTGGTGGTTGGCGATATGAATCGCATTGCAATATCAGCCGGGAGTTGTGCCCGTTATCCCCAAATACCCGATCTTCACGCCGATACTGGCCTCGCGGGCTTGCATTGGGAGTCTGTTTCCTGTCAGCTTTTTGAGAACAAAGCGTGATTTGAGTTCCCGGAAACGGGAATGCTCCGGTCCCTACCCGGAGTGGAGAGGGGAGAGGTCCTTTCGCTTGGACGCCGAAGTACCTCCCCCTCTCGCGTCCATNTGATTTGAGTTCCCGGAAACGGGAATGCTCCGGTCCCTACCCGGAGTGGAGAGGGGAGAGGTCCTTTCGCTTGGACGCCGAAGTACCTCCCCCTCTCGCGTCCATGGAGCGCGTAGGGCGCTCCAAGCACAAGGAACCCATTAACATGGGACAGATTGTAACTGTCAACTTTCGTGGCGATCAACTTTACGGCTTTGAGAACGACGACGGCGTGTTCGTNCCCCCTCTCGCGTCCATGGAGCGCGTAGGGCGCTCCAAGCACAAGGAACCCATTAACATGGGACAGATTGTAACTGTCAACTTTCGTGGCGATCAACTTTACGGCTTTGAGAACGACGACGGCGTGTTCGTCGCGCTCAAGCCTATCGTTGAAAGCATAGGCATGAACTGGTCGGGCCAGGAGCAGCGCGTCAAGCGCGACCCGATTCTGTCGGAAGGTATATGTGTCATGCATACACCTTTCGGTCCTGGTGGTGGCCAAGATTGCCTTTGCCTCAAGATGGAACTGGTCAACGGTTGGCTTTTCACCATCGACTCATCCCGGATCAAGGACGATGCGGTGCGTGAGAAGGTCATTCTCTACCAGCGAGAATGCTACGGGGTGCTTTTCAAGCACTTCTACAAGGGTGCGAAGCACACGGCAGAGCCTCTTGTCCTCGAAGATCATGAGGAAACGGCCAACCCGGACGGGATGAAGGTGCGCCTCGTCACAGAATGTCGTCAGACGTTCGGAGCCAAGGCATCGGGCCAACTTTGGTTCCAGCTTGGCTTGCCAACGGTCCCGGCCATGATTGAGCAGAGCCGNGGTGCGCCTCGTCACAGAATGTCGTCAGACGTTCGGAGCCAAGGCATCGGGCCAACTTTGGTTCCAGCTTGGCTTGCCAACGGTCCCGGCCATGATTGAGCAGAGCCGCCAGTATGACTTGCTCGACTTCGCGTCGATCAAGACGGCGGCAGACCAGCCCACGGCGAACGCGGCGTAGTTTATCGATCTATTCTGCGGAACAGGCGGCTCTTGTTTGGGCCGCCTTTTTCTATGGAGCCAGCCATGACCCTCCGCGCCTACATCGCCCTTGCCGTGCTGCTGGCGTTCATGGGGCTGGGCGGCGTGGTCGGGCAAGCCCGGCANCGGCTCTTGTTTGGGCCGCCTTTTTCTATGGAGCCAGCCATGACCCTCCGCGCCTACATCGCCCTTGCCGTGCTGCTGGCGTTCATGGGGCTGGGCGGCGTTGCGCTCTACTACCGCGCAGAAGCGGCAGACGCAGCCAAGGAAGCGCAGCAGGCCATTTCCGACAGGGACAAGGCTGTTGAGGCAAACGTGGCGCTGCAAGGCACCGTAAACCGGCTGCGTGCCGCCTATGACCGCAACGACAAGCTCACCGCCGAACTGGAACAGAAGCTTGCCGACGCCAAGACGGCTGTTCTCGAGAGAAAAGACGCTCTTACCGCGTTGAAGGAAACCGATGCGACCGTTCATGATTACCTCCGCACTCCTGTGCCTCTGTCTTTGCGCCGGTTGTACGCTGACCGCTAAGCCGCAGGTCGTGGTCGAGACGCAGGTCGTGCGAGAGAAAATCCCGGAGTCGCTGCTAGCGCCCACGTGCCCGAAATCATGGGCAAAGAAGGGCGGCCCGGAGATCACCCAGGACTTCGTGGATCGCGGGGACACGAACGAAGACGGGCTGACCTGCCGAGAGGCAAAGCTTGAAGGAATACGGCAATGGAACGCAGGGCAAGAATAGTCATTTGCCTGTTTGTCGTCGGCTTTGCGCTCTGTGTCGCAGCCGCAATCTATCTCAGTGCATAAGGGGCCGGGGAATTGAGCGAGGATGCCATGCAGCAGAGCCGGGAAGTGAACATCAACTGGCTTCGGATCAACGTCCCCTCGGTGGCGTCTATCGTCGCGGTGGGCATTGTCGTTGCCATGTATGTGCAGGGCTTGGCGTCCAAGGTCGATAAGATCGAGGAAAACCGCCAAACCAGATCAGCTACGGTGGACAAGAGCCTGGATCAGATTGGTGATCAGTTA